ACTCCGATCACTGCACTGATCGATCCAGGATGCACAATGACCCGGTTGGAGACGTTGAGGCCGAGCGACACACCGCCAGCCGATGCGGCAATGATGGCCGGGGCGGTGGAGAGTGCCGTCGGATGCAGGCGCACCGTGGCGCCCTTGGCGGCGCTGGCGAGCGTGGCAGTAGCACCGGAAAACGTGGTCGCCGTTGCCGTGTTGTTCGGGTTCGACTTGTATTGAAGCGTTGAGGCCGTGGCGTCGTTTGCTGTCTGGCAGACCGAAATCAGTTCCTCGATCATGATCGGACCCCCGACAATGTTGAACAGAATGTCGCCGTTCACCATGACCTTCGATTGCGTTTCGACCGACCGCTCTTCGTCGTTGCCTTTTACTGCAGGATTGGCGACGACCACCCCACTCGCTGTTGCTGTTCCGTACCTCGGCGTTGCCATGTTCCGCTCCTTTAGGTTTTGCAGCCTTCAATCCAGTCACGCGTCTTCCCCGACATCGACGTGACGCGCCCCTTGAAAATGTTCCGTATTGCAGATTTCCACTCCAATTCATTCGCGCGATCGGCAAACTCGGTGCCCACCCAGGGGGGATCGAAGAAGTGGCCGTCGCCCGTCATCGGCACGCCGGCCAGCACGATCTCGTCGTAGCCCAGCAGCAGGGCAACATAGACAGCGAACAGCCCGGACGTTCCGCCCACGGCGTCAATCGGCCAGACCGTATCGATGCCGTCGCCGGCCTTGTGCGAGTGAATCATCGGCGGCACACCGTCGCCGTAGTTGTGGCCCAGCCGGAACTTCTTCCAGCCCGGCATATATTCCTTGTGCAGCGTGACCCAATGACGGATGCGGCCGTGAAAATGCGCGCCGACGTCATTGATCGCCATGATTTCGCCCTTCCAGGGCGTTACCTTGGCAACGTCTTCCCAGATCGTGCGGCCACCGCCGATGATCAGCAGCGGACCGGAAAACCGCCCACAGCGGGAGGGGATTTCTCCCCGCCCGCCGAGAGCGCGCCAAAGTTCTGGCAAGTCAGACATCAGGTGTTGGCGGTGTAGCGCGTGCGCAGCGAGATGGTGCCCGCGCCCGATCCGGCCGTGTCCGCCGTGAAGCAGATGTCGTACCAGACATTCGGATCAGCCGTCAGCCCGGCGTTCTGCCAGACCTGCTGCTCGATGTCTTCGACACCCACCGCCGAGCCGCCTTCGTACATCAGTTGGGTGCCCGTCAGCGAGGCGGAAACCAGCGTGATGTTGTCGGCGTAGGCGTTGGCATCGACCACCGCGCCGCCATCAGCAGCGGTACGGTAGAGGCCCACGTCATACACAGAGCCGGAAGTGATTGCATCGTTGAACAGCGTCAGTTCGCTGATGCGCCAGGATGAGTGAACGCGGCCGAGACGATAAACGCTGGTATCGTCATCCGCCGCGGCAATCTCGACGGTGCCAACCTGCTCGCGCAGAACCCCGCCCATCAAATACAGGGGGTTGAGTACAGCCGGCGTGGTGTCGAGGTTCGTGACCGAGTTGGTCTTGGTGTTTACGACTGCCATGTGATTCTCCTTTCAGTTGTTGGGTTGTGGGCTGGATCAGACGTAGCTGATCTCGACCACGCCCTCGTCCTCGACACGGGTGGCGCCGATGTCCATCTCGACGAATACCTGCGTGGCGTAGTTCTTGTCGGCGCGTTCGCTGATACGAACAACCGGCTCGGAACCCACCGCCAGGACAACCGCGTTCTTGGCGTAGACATACGCCTTTAGCGCCGTTACCTTCGTGGACACGATGAACTTGAAGCCCATGAAGGTATCGATCTGGCCCTGAACCAGCGCCTTGACGGTGTTGTAGTCCGCCGAGGTGATCTGCGTGGTGCTGAGCAGATCGGTAAGGCCAGCCGGGTTGATGGCGCACGTCAGGTTTTCCGGGTCGACGTCGGCGGCAAGCAGAATTTCCCTTGCGGAAATCAGCTTCGCCACCGTAAGCCCGGACGATGCGGACGCGATCTTTTGCGCCGACGGCAGCGCCACCGTGGTGGCACCCGCAACGCCGGAATAGGCGTTGCCCGCCATTGCCGCGACGAGGACCGAATCCATCTTGCGACCGGCGGCCATTGCGGCGTTCATGCCGTAGGGGCTGGTCGGATCGATCAGCGTACGAACCTTGTCGGCGTTGTCGATCAAGTCGGCAAAGCGCGACGTGACCAGCGAAACGCGACGACGGCTGTGCGGCGTGTCGATCTGCGGCGTGTCGTCATGGCGCGACGTGGCGTCGACCATATCGACGGCGCCGATACGCTCGAAGAAAGCATTCTTGCCGGTGACTTGCTCCGAGCGGACAGAGCCGCGAAGCTTGGAACCCTTCTGCTGCGAGAGCATCAGGACGTTTGACTTGTACTGCTCGACCATTGCGGTCGTGATTTGGGTGCTCATGGTTGAGTCCTCCAAAAAGTTAGAAATCGACTTTTCGAAGGGCCTCCCCGGTCAATCCCGGAACCACTTCTGGCCGGTAACGTCCCGGCTGTGCGGCAGTCTGTTCCTGCTGTCTCGCGGACCTGATCGGGTCAGGCTTCCCGCAGTACCGGCGCGCTCATAACGCGCCGCCCCGTCCGATCAGGCTATGCGGCCTCCTGATCGGGAAATGCAATCTTGTGCAAGCGCGTCCATTCCGCCTTCTTGTCGGCGTTGCCAGCCGTCAGCGCAGTAACGAATTCCTGATCCTTGCGCAGTTCCGTGATGCGTGCGCGGGCGCCCTCGACGCTCATGCCGAAGGTGCTGCTGCCCGTGTCGCCGCCGTGGAAGCGGTGTTCGCCCATAGCCTTGCCGAGTTCGGCGAACATCATCGTCGCGCGCTTCAGGCCGATGGCACGGGCCACGGATAGCGCCTCGTCATCGGACAGCCCGGCGGCGCGGCGAACGCGGCGCGAGAACTCGATATTCTTGTCGTACTCGTCGCCCATCTCGGCCATCATGGCTTCGATGTCCTTGGTGTCGCGGACTTCAACCTGCTCGGCTTGCGCGGTCTGCTGGCCGGCGATGTACTCGTTCCACTTCCCAGCGAGTCCGGCGGCTTGGCGCTTCAGAATGCCGAGTTCGTGGAACCAGCCGGTCGCCTGCTTGAGGAAGGCGTCCGACTGACCTTCCGGCACCGTCAGGCCGTAGCCGTCCGGCGTCTCCGGCAGCCCGAGCTTCGACATCACGCCACGGAATCCCTCGACATCGGCGTCGTCCTTCGGCAGGCGCAACAGTTGATCGGCCGGCACGCCGAGCTTCTGTTCGGCGTTGCGGTACATCGGGATGATCTTCGCCAGCGCGTCCTTCTCGGGCAGCTTGGCAACGCCCATGCCGTCGAGCCAGGTCTTCACGTCGCCCTCGTAGGAGGTCGCCCAGGTGGGTTGATCTGGCACGGCAGACGCAGCGCCACCTTCGGGAATAACGGGGTCGTCGGCAACCATTACCGCATCGGCATCAGCCATGTTCTTCTTCTCCTTGTTGATCGAGTTCGTACAGCCTGGACAGATCGGAGTCGTTCAGGTCGAGCAGCGACATGATCCGAAAATAGACTTCCTGCCGCGCAGCAGCAGCAATCGAGGCCAGCGGGTCAATCCCTTGCGGCCCGGACTTGAGTGTCGGCTTTGCGCCGTAGCAGAAGCGGCGAAGCTCGGACAGCGCACGGCCCCCGTCTTCGGTCGGCTTGCCATCTCCGCCGAGGAAGCAGGCGCGGAAGGCGTCGCGCTGGCGGGTGATCTTGCGGATGTAGTCCTGCACACTCATAGCCCCATGCCTCCGAGTTGCGGAACCTGTGAAGCGGTCGCGGCAGCCTGCGCCATGCTGTTCGCAGCATCAGCAGCAACCGGCGCCGCGGCCAACATTTGCTGCATCGCTGCGGCTTGCGCCTTCTGCTCCTTGACCTTCTTCAGCGCGTCCGGATCGCGCAGCACCTTGGCTGGCACGCCGTTGATTTCTGCCAGTTCGCGCGGCAATGCCTCAGTGTCGAAGACGTCATAAACGCCGGGGTCGAGTTGCGCCATCGGCGCCAGTTGTTCGAAGGTGCGCAGAATGGCGATTCCATCCTCGGAGCGCAGCAGGCGGGCAAGCGGGCTGGTGTACTCGATGTCGTAATCGCCGCCGGCTTCCAGCATCTCCTGCGGCATGTCAGGAAGAATCCCGGCCATCTGCAGGATGTCCAGTTCGCGTTCGATCACCGGGCCGAGGAATTCGGCTTGCTGGCGGCCCATCGTCGGCGCCAGCAGTTGGCCCTTCTCCTGCGCGCGCAGCATGGCTTCGGTCGCGGTGATCTGCGGTGTCTCGACGAGGATCTGAAACAGCGAGACGAGGAAGGCATCATTGACCAGCTTGCGCTTGCCATCGCTGAGTTCGTGCGCCCAGGGAAGATTCGCGCCAGTCTGCAGCGGTTTTACAAGCTCGCGGCCCTGGTCGTCGACCCCGCCGAAGTTGAGCGCACGCGGACGCATCTTGAAGCCCTGCAGCGCGCCATCTTCGAACAGCAGCAGCGGAGGATCGACGGCGAGATGACCAGCCCTGAGCGTGGTCTTCTCCATCTCGTTGAGCATCTTGATGTCGGCCAGCACCAGCATTGCCGGGCCGCGGCCATAGACCTCGCGCGGATTGGTCGAGTAGCGGCTGACCGGGTACGGGAAGGTGCGATAGCCGCCCTCCTCAACGATCTGCCGTCCCTCGACGGACACATAGCACGAATAGAACTTCATGCCGGCGTGATCCAGCCGGCGCGGGTCGCGCTTCTTGTTCGGCTCGACGGCATGGATGAACTCGAAGCGGCTGGCCTCGTCCTGCTTCTCGTAGGCCTCGCGAATCTTTCCGGGCAGCTTATCCAAGCCGAAGGCTTCGACGGCCTGCCGCGCCGAATACTCGAAACGCCGATGCACAGTATCGATCTTGCCGTGCATGTTCTCGCTGACGAACAACTCCGACAGGTGGATCGACTTGTAGCGGATGCCCTTGCCCGGAACGTCCTCGACCATCATGCCCATCGTGCCGAAGGCGCCGAGCGACTTGTAGCACTCGTTGGCCTGGCTGGCGAAGTTCGAGAATGGCGAGCGGCGCACCGCGAACAGGATTTCCGCCACGTCTTCCAGGTACTGTTTGACCGAATGCACCTCGCGCAGGTTCTTGTCGGTCGTGGTCAGCTTGTGCCACTGCTGGTTGTCCGGCGTCAGCAGCGAATGGATCGCCGCCGCGAACTTCTCCAGCGCCAGCGGAGCAGTCGAGTCGAATAGCTTCTCGGTTCGCTTCTCGCCGCCGGCACGCTTGCCGGTAAAGTCGGACATCTGCGGCCACACGCGGTCGGCGACCTCCTGCCAAAGCGATTCCCAGTTCGAGCGCAAGGCCCGCATCTGGTCTTGGCGGCGGAGAATGTCGTCGGCGCGCGATTCGGCCATGGTCAGGCTCCCTTGCTCTTGCGAGCGGCGCGCGGCTTGACGGGCGGCAGCAACAGCGGCGCGGGCGGCGTGACGACGCGGCCCGGATCAGGAATGTACCAGCCTTCCTCGGTCATCACCTTGCGCGTCAGTCGGCCCTGCGCGTTGAGTTCGCGGGCCTGTGCCATGGTCATGGGTTGATGACTCACGAGCCCACCAGCGTCTTCTTGGCGATCGGCGTATTCGCTACGCCCTCGCTTCCAGTAATCACAGCAGCAGCGCGGCCACGCTTGCGCAGGTTGGCGTCCTGTGATGCCTTCTCGGCGGCCGTTCGACTGGCAGCCTGATCCATCGTCGGAACAGGCGGTGGCGGTGGCGGCGGGGCCATGGGTTGCGGCGCCTTGCTCCCACCTCCGAAAATGTTTTCCATGTCAGATTCCCTCACTCGAACATTGCGTAATCGGCATCCGCCGTTGCCGGCCGGTTGGCCAGTTGCTTCGTCGCCTTGCGTACGCCCTCGCACGCATAGCGCAGCGCGTCGATGACGTGGTTGTCTTTGTCCTTGAGCTTCGGCATTACCTGTCCGGTCAAGGCGTCAACCTCGTAGCTGTACATCGTCAGCTCGTCGATCAGGTGTGTGCAGCGCGAATGCACCACGATGTCGAAGGATTTCAAGAACTCGACGCCCTCTTCCAGAGACTTCGCCCCCTTGATGGCGGCGTTGATCTTCGGATAGCCATGCTTGCGCATGTAGCTGATCGTCTCGGGCCGCGCACTGTCGGCGGTGATGAACCACTTGCGCGACTCGGGTACGCGATCGAACAGGTCGGGGAGCATGTCGATTTCACAGCCGACCATGTACGCCTCGTGATCGACGTAGAGCGTTCGGCCGTCGAGATGACAGCGCACCAGCACAGAGGGATCGACCGAAAAGCCCCAATCCGCACCCAGCCGGAAGGTCGCGCCGGTCGGCGCCTCGAAATCATCCACGGTCCAATTGCGGAACACGCGCGCCTCGCTGTTGCGCTGGTAGCCGCCGAGCCAGACGTGCGCGAACTTGTCCGGGTCGCGCTTCTGGTCATAGGCCACCTCGGCGAGCAGCACGTCAGGCAGCCATGGGTTATCGCGGTAATTCGCCTGAACAACGATTGCACCGGGTGGTGCACCCTCGCCTCGCAGCAATGCGTCGACAGGGTCTTTCTCGTCGTTCGGATTCCATGAGAACCACAGCTCCGATCCTTCTTTACGAATCGTCGGACGCAGCAGATCAAGGCTTCGCTGGCTCAACGTCTGCGCCTCCTCGACCCAGGCGATGTCGTAGCCTTCCAGCGACTTGATCGTGTCGGCGGTGTGATTCTGCATGCCCTGGAAGATGATCCGGCCGCCGTGCGGCGTGCCGATGTAGTCCTGCTTGATGTCGAACAACGGACCCACACCCAGCGCCTCGATCTTTAGTTCGAGCAGTTTCTTGACCGACTGCGCCAGCGACTTCTGCACCTCGCGCACACATACCGCATCGGTTCGCACCATGCAGCACCGCTCGATAAGCATCTCGGCAAAGAAATGAGACTTGCCAGACCCGCGGCCGCCGTGAGCGCCTTTGTAGCGCGCCGGGTTGAGCAGCGGCTTGAACGCCCGCGGCGTTTCAATGCGCAGCTTCACGCCTTGTCCTTCGGGTCGATGATGACGCGCTCGATACTCTCGACGCGGACAGGATTGTCCGGGTCTCCGGTCAATGTCACTGTTGATAGATCAGGGACAGACTTGCGCAGCAGAATCTCCGCCGCTTTCAGCCGAGAAGCTGACAATTCCTTGGTTTTACCAAGCGCATGATTCTGCAAAACGTTGACGAGCTGACTCGCCTGGATTTTCGTCCTGACTTCAGCTTGGTGTTTTGCCCTCAATCTTGCCGCCATCAACACTCCAAAAAAAAAAGCCCGGTCAAGCCGGGCGTCAAGGAGGGAGACAGGAGGTATTACCCGGTTGCTGGCAGCTTTATCGCAGTTTTCCGGAATGAGGTGATACGGTTTTCCGTATGTGCATCACCAAATACAGCGCGGTATAGATTCAGCAGTGCCTCGCCGTTGGAATAGCGCGGCTCCGCCCCCTCCTTGAACCAGCCTGACAGCGTTGTCGGAGGCACGTTGATCGTCCGCGCGACTGAGGCCTGATCCCATCCAGCCGAATCAAGGTCGGTGATCAGGTCGGCCCAGACGATGTACCGCCAGGCGGCGAACTGGATCAGGGAGGCGTTTGTCAGTGTGATCATTGTTGGTTTCCACCTTGCATAGACCGGCGTATCATTCCCCGCTTGCCGCTTTTCTTCAGAAAGGAATAGCCATGCGATTGATCGTCCTTGCTGCCGTCGCGCTTACCGGGTGCGCCGGAGCCATGATGGAGCGCTCCAGCGAACATGCGCGCGCCATCGTTTCCGGTAAGCCGCTGGAAACCGCCGTGCAGCGCCTTGGCCTGCCGGCATCTGATCAGACACTTGCCGGGCATCGCGTCGTCGCCTGGCAGATCGGCGGGGCAAGCGGCGGCTTCGATTGCCAGCTGCGCGCCGACGTCGATAAGGGTGAAGTCATCCGCCGCTACCAGATCGAAGGTGTGCCGGATCGCTGTCTGGCCTGGTTGCGCGATCTGAAATAGGTTCATCATGTCGTGCGCGCGATGAGTCGCATTGCTGCGCCGCATCTACTTCGCCCTCCAGTCGATACACCGCTCAGACCGCAAGCACCTGAACCGCAGACAGTACGGACGCCAGCCGAGGAATTTCCAGCGGCGCGAGGCGTAACGGCAGCCGGTGCAGGTCATGCTTCAATCCCTTTCAGCTTCGCCTTGAACTCGGCTTCGATAGCCATGCAGTCTTCCCGTGTCCATTTCCTGTCGCGCTTGGCGTGTTTTACCCGTTCAAACTCGGCTTGCCCGATCCGGGCCGGGAGTCTGGACGAGTAGTCCGATGCGTTCCCGCCCTCAAACCAGTTGCACTGGTGGCACTGCTTATGAATGTTTGCCGGGTCGTACCGAAGGGCGGACGACGCCCCTACGCTGATCCAGTGCCCAGCGTGCCATTCGCTGGCGTCGTGGGTTCCGCATGAAATGCAGGGCTGATCCTTGTCACGCGCTCGGATGAAGGCATTGACGGCCTTCTCTGCCCGCTTCAACCAGTATTGCAGGGGCTTGAGTTCCATCAGCCGCGCCCGCGTTTCATGTTTCTGCTGGCGGTCAGCCCTGGCCTGGCGCTTTGCCGCCTCGATTCGGCCCTGCTTGACGAGGCACTCCGGGTTAAGGCAGGTCTTTTGCTCCATCCGAAACTTGATGAACGGCTGCCGGCACTGCTTGCATTTCGTGGTTTTGATGCGGTCAGGGGCGTTCATTGAAACTCCACCCCAAGATCAGTTGCGGCGTAAGCCTCAACCTGCGTCATGTAGTCAGAGAACGCGCTGACGGTCAGCTTTGTCGTGGTTTCCCGAATCTGGATGATTTCCCCGGTCGGAAGAATCGCCTCGTTCAGCGGAAGGAACATCCGGGCAAAATGCTCGTGCCAGATTTCCTTACTGTACTGCCGGCCCTCCACCCAGGAGGACTCCGAAATATCCGACAGGAGCGCCCAATAGCGGGCGTTCTGCTCGGTGTTCCGCTTGCGGTCCTCGCTGGTCACAATCACCCGCAGCGGGCGGCCCTTGTCGATCATGGCGCGAGCGTTGGACTTGATGAACGCCACCATTCCTGCCCAAACGGACGGCGATGCCAAGCGGAATTCACGGTACAGGGCGTCAGCCATCAACCTTGCCCGCCACATGCTGTTCCGCCGCCGCCTGGCATTCCTCGAAGCTGGCAAACTCTCCCAGCAGCTCCGTCCCGCACCACAGCCGGTAGGCGAGATGGTCATTTACGGCAAACTTGCCGACACGGTAGGGCTCGGAGATCATCCCCATTTCTCCGCTACGCTGCCAGTTCATTCCGAGGCCTGCACTCGCGCTTTTCCCAGGCTTCGTTCATCGCTTCCGACGCCATCGAAATCTGCATCGGAGACAAGTCATCGCCGGCCAGATACCGCCGCTTCAATTCCTTGCACCAGCCGCGGTAGTCGTAAGCGGATGGCTTTGTCGCCGTCGCTTCGAGCTTCCTGGCGCGCTCGACCAGTTCTTCGGCGGATAGCTGCGGCGCCTCGATGGTCAGCGGAACGGATCCACGTTTCGCCGCCTGCCGGCACAACTCGATGAACTCGGGCAGGTTCGGCGGGTAGGGCCGCTCGTCGCACGCTTTCAGCGCCTCGCCGATCTGCTGCGCATTGAAACCGCCGAGCTTCTCCGCCCAAACGGACTTCACTTCGGCGACGTTCGTCCCGTCCCACTGCCGACCGAACGAAGCACCGTAAAGCGCTTCAAGCCGGGAAAACAGGCGCTCAATCCACCCGCATTGCAGTTCCGGTGATAGCTGGCGCAGAGTGACGATTTCTGCCCGTGAGTTCGGCGAGGGTATTGGCGATCCCGCCTGCTCTGCTGCTTCCATTTTTCCCATGAGTGGCTCCTGATTTCGCGTTTTCGTTGCGAACCCAATTCCGCCAGGTGGCGGACCAGTCCAGTTTTTTTCCCTTGGCGCCGGGGAGACTTCGCCAGTAGTCGCTGAACCTTGCAGCGACAGCAGAGCAGTCGAGGTCTGGGCGCTCGACTGCGCAGAATTTCAAATCTGAATCCGATGGAGTCCAGTCAGCAGGCAAACGCGAAGCGGTTGCAGTCTCTGCTTTTGACTTTGGTTTACTCTTCTCTTCTCTTCTCTTCTCTTCTCTAGCTAACGCTCCTGTAACGGTTGCGCCGTTACATCCATCTAAAGCCCTGTGATTAGCGACTCTCTTGGCTGTCTGCGCTCGACTTTTTGCCGTCGCGCCGTTGTGTTTTTCGAAATTTGGAAGCTCCAAACCGGAATCAGAAACGGTCAACCAACCGACTTCGATCATCGCTTGTGCGAATCCTGTAGCGCTTGCGATCCGATCAAGTAACGATGTTGTAACGCCATGCGCGTTACCGTTTGTCGTTTGTTGATCGAACCAACGCCATACGCGAAAGAGTTTCCCGACAGTCAGATCAGGGTCGTCCCACCCCATCTTCGCGGTAATGGCGAAAACTTCAGGCTTGTCTGGCGTTGCGCACTCCATCTTCAGCCATTCGCCGGCCATCAGACAGCCTCCCAAATTCTCTGCCGGCGCCCGGCAATGGTCCCCGTGGTTAGCCCGGTCGGCCGCGCCTTGGATGCCTTCTGTAAATCAGGCAAGCGCCGACAAACTGCAACCTTGTCGATCGCCAGCTTGCTTGCAATCTGCTCGGGGCTCATCGGGCCGTATTTGTGCAGCAGCGTGAGGATTTCGGCGCACTGGCCTGCGGCGAATTCGCGGACCCGGCGCGCTGCGTCCTTGCTGGTTTCCGGGTCGCTGCGCCTTGCATGTGTGAAGGCGTCGAAGTTGATGACTAACTGCATTGGGCCGCCCCAAGTTGAGCGGCACGCTGCTTTGAAATGCCAATCTCATCGCCGATGGCTTGCCACGTCCATCCTGCCTTGCGCATAGCAACCACCAGCCGGCGGCGCTTGTTGGCCTCTTCCTTTACTTTGCGCTGATAGACGTAGCGCGGGGGGGCGGGTTTGATCTTCATGGGAAGTATCATTTCACAAAGAAAAGAGATTGTCAAATAATTTTGAAAAGGTCTTGACAATGGTTCGGTAATGCGGA